TGATGTCTGTCTGATCGATCATCGCAGTCCCAGCAGCAGTGATGGCAAGAGATCCAGTCTCGAAGCTAGTCATGTTCGTATCCACTATGTCACCTTCCTTACAAGTAGCCGCGTCGTATTATCCATAGAGCCTGACTGTGGTAGCAGGATGTCGTATCGAACGCCATCAACGACCGCTGACATCTTCGCTGTGATAGTCGGATAGTATCCGTTGAACGAGATCGTGTGATCTGCAAACACGTACGTCATGTCTGTTTGCTTGACCTCAGTGCCACCACCAACCGCGTTCACAGCGTCCGCACACGACAGATCGACGTGATCAGCAAGATCTTCCCACCCTTCAACGATCGCACCGGAGTCATCCTCCACCGAAGTCGGAGTCTGGATAGTGCATAACGAGGGATAGAAGTCGGCTAGTTCGTCATTCATCCGTGGATCAAGGATATCTCTAGTCATCTTCCAGCGCCTCATTTATCAGTTGCTCTCTCACTGACCAGGGACCGAGCGCCATCTCAGCAATCTCGAAACCTGCGTCGTCCGAAGCCGCCATAGCCTGCTCTCTTAGCCCCTTCGCTCGTAGCCGCATCTCCGCAGCCACCTTCGCGCCGTCCGTCTTTAGGTCTAGGCGTTCAATGACCTTGAGGACCATCAACTGATTCGACGCCCACGATTCTAATGCGAGCGCCGAAGCGTTGTAGATGGCCGCACCATCAAGATCCGCAGCAAGAGTAAGGAAGGCGTCAATCTCGGTGTCATCGTAGAACTCGTTAGCCTCTACGGTGTCCTGGATCAACAGCCTAACCTTGCCCCTGTCAGTCGCTACGTCATATGTGAGCGTCATTTCCGCTCCCTACGATCCCTTGTGTTCACTAGCGGCCTGCAATTCCTGCCAAGTCACCAGCCCAGGGAGTCCCTCTTCCACACTCTTCTCACCTGGCTCTCCACAATGAGGAGAAACGCACTTGGTAGTAAAGCCGTGTTCTGCAACAACCTCAAGCTCTGCTGTCACGTACTCAGCTATCTCTACCATTTTCTCCCACGCAAGACCCGTAAACGCCGTGTGGCCGAGCACATGATTTGCAATCGCTGCAGCCCTGCGCTCTGCCGGAGTATCTCCAAATGTAGCCCGTGACTCATTGCTCATAGTCCCTCCTAGCCAACCTGCGCATAGGCACATCGAGGATCAATGTAGCATCCGCCGAGCACCATTCGCACGCGGTACATCACGTCGTCAGAATCAAAGTCACCGTCGAAAGGACTAATCGGAGCGCCTGTCATCGTGACCTTGTTGCTGGCCTTCATGCAGATTTCAGGAGTCTCGTGGCCCAACAGATGATCGAGGCCGATTGCGTGATTGAACCCAGTATCAGCGAACAGATACCAAGTGGTAGCAACGTCGCCGCTTACATCAATCTGACCAAGCCACGGATCGACGTGAATCTGAATACCATGTCGCGGAATCGGACTGGTCGTTCCGTAAGGCACAACAGCAGCACCAGGACCGTCAACATACTGAAGCGCAGTCGAAGTCGTGATCTGCCATGCTGTGTCCTCAAGCTGAATTGGGACCACCAAATGCACGCCACGGATAACGAGCGGTCGCCCGTTGATGTCCGTCTGTGCGGCCATGAGGCCCAACGTGGTCTGAAGGTTCGCAATCGTGAGAGGCAATGCTCCCAAGTTTGTCACGTTCACACCGTCACCATCGGCAATCGGAGCGCCGAACAACAACACATCCGGTCCAGTTGCGTCTGCATACAATCCAGTGACTTCGTTGTGCTCAGTGTTGACTGCCATCTTAGCGTAGTCCTCAGGGATGTCATTGAAAGCACCCATGCCGTCATTGACCAAAGCTTCCCACGAGATGTCGAATTGCTCACCTAGCTTGCGGACCTGCCGCGTATAACTCGACATCGAACTAGGAGTGACGAGATACTCGCCCTTCTCTCCGACCTCGCGCAACACTCCACGCCCACCGTTACGTCGATACCGTGCGTGCGCGTTGAAGTTCGGGACCGTTCCCATCTTCGTGTATGCCGCGAACTCCGGCTGCACGATACCATACTGCGCCATCAGTTCCCGCTCGATTACCGTACCGAACAGATACGGAAAATCAGTAGTCGTGACAGCTTCCATCAGCCTGAATTGATGGCGATGCGGTCGCAAGTGAGGCGTGTTGTTGATCATGTCCATCGCCTCTTGAATACGCGCCTCGCTAAAACCCTGGCCGTTAATCGGTTTCCAATTTGCCCAATCTAACCCTGCTTCCGCAAACGTCTGCGTCGGGGTTGCTTGATATGTTTGTGGCATTTCCTCACCCGTCCTCATTGGAGAGATTACCTACGTCACGTCGAACTGGAGCTTTCGCTCTCTCGTGACTTTTTTTCGGCTTTCTCCCTCTTCCTTTTTTTCGCTGCGTCCTTCGCTCGCTTGGATCGCTCTTCTTTGGCATCCTCACGTTCCTTCTCTTCAACAGCCCTGTCCAGTTCACGCGCCTTCTGGCAATCCTGTGTCGTTACCTCAAGGATCGCCTTTTGGCCCTCGAGCTGGGATACCTCAGCATCAATCCTCTCAATCTGTATCTGAAGATCGCGCCTACTGTATGCCAGCTCGCCCAGATGAGACATAAGTCCTCGATGTCGCTGCCCAAGATTGTCGAGAACCAACGTGCTCCGCTCAGTCATTGAAGCCTCCTGCTATGCCAAGCTCAAGAGCGTCTCAGCGGCATTGGCGGCAAAATCTGTAAGAACTGCTGCTGCCTGTGTCACGTGGTCCTTGCTAATACATCCACTGGCAAGAAGCACCTGAGTATCCTGTCCACCTGCACCGCCATTCAGCTCCATGATGCACGAGTTAAACTCGTTCTCGCACGCAACCGCGTCTGTGCTGAACTCCACGCCACCCTGGAACCACATACCATTGGCTCTGAACCTGTCGCCCACGTTGTAGCAATCGACGTAGACCAAGCCACTGATTTCGTTTCCACCTAAGCCAACACCATCAACGTATATCTTGATCAGGCAGGCAACTGTATGGGTTGACACAAGAGACATATCCGTGTCTGTTGCGTTGTAGAACCCGCAGTTACGGAAGTTGACAATGAGCTTCTTGCCAGCGGTCATGTTCGTGTCAGTGATCTGAACACCATTGACGCCATCAGCGCCACCGATCATCAGATTAGCAAAGAGGCAGTTGATACCACTTGCACCGATTACCGCGTCCGGCGCAATCAAAACGGCTTCGTCCCCTGCCGATGCGTAGATAATCGTTGAACCATAATCCGCCGACATCCCAGTAACCAGCACATCATTGATGTCAGGCCATGCCAGCGAAGCCGCCGATGTGTACTGCCCAGGCATCAGCATGATCTTCTTCTTTGCGTCCGTTACCGCAGCAAACGCCGTGGCAAGTGTCAGGTACGGGAAGAAGAACGAGCCATCGCCATCGTCGTCACCGTCAAGCGAAACCCAGATATAACTGTCGTTCGCATATCCCAAGGCTTCCCATGCAGGATCTTGGTGTACCTTGACAGCAAGTACATCAGCAGTCGCAGATGCGCCCAATGCTCCACACGCTACACCAAACGGAATCTGTGTCTCCGCAGTCTGGATCTTACTCAGTATGCAAGTCGTGGTATTGATATAGATGCGATCTCCGCGTGCGATTGCGGACGTTCCGCCGTCATTCGAGGCAACTACGTTCAGCCACCAAATACCCTCGGTGTCAACCGCAATCAGATCTGTTACTGCAGCCGCGCCCTTCATGGCAACACCAACAATCTTGCCGATGCAGACAGGATCTTTACCGTCTACAAAGCCGTCAGTGTGGCTTGGGTGAGTTAGCACCGACTCTTCAAAGGTCAGTACACCGCCACTGCCGGCTTCCTCACCCGCCGTCTGACCAGTGTTCACATAAATGTCTTTCGTAGGCATTTCCTACACCCCCCAGAATCGTTCTGCCAACGCTGTGGCATCTTCTTTCGTCTTTCCCTCGCGCATGTACGTCGCTGCTTTATCAGCCACGCGTTTGTCGTGCGCTGCCGCCTCTTCAAGGATAGCCTCGCCGTCGCCCATGCCGCTAACTCCCGGCTTCTTATGGGTGATGCTCTCGACGTATTCGCCCTCCGATTTGACTGCATCTTCAATGAGAGTAGCCAGAGCAGCTTCGTCGAGCTTGCCATCCTTCATCGGCGCACCCTTCGTCAGCGATTCGACCAGCCGTTTCTTCGTCACGTCAGGGAGCTTGTCGTGCTTCTTGTCGGCAAGCGCTTCAACGATCTTGTCCTGCGCAATCCGCAAGGCGTGAGCCTCAGCTAGTTGCTTGTTGCTCTCAAGAAGTGCGTCTCGCTCCGTCGCAACAGTGTCTCGTTCCTGGGTCAAGGTCGTAACCTTCCCCTGGGATTCAGTCAACTGTTCTTGTAGCTTTGTGTCTGGCATCTTATCCCCCTCTCCTTTGGGTTCGTCCAACCATTCCATGAATCGCGCTTCTTCTGTCCTGCCATCACTCTCGACAAAGCCAGCCGCTTCCATGAACTCGTTTACCTTCTTATCTGCTATCGCCGTTGCTGCTTCATACATCGGGACCATCCCGCCGCCCCTGCCAGCCTTTGTCACTAGGTCATATCCAGCTCCAGGATTGAACCTCTCGGCAACCTTCGTTCTCTTCCCGCCGACAGATTCCATTACAGTAGACCCGCCAGCCCTGATTGAAACAGCAGGGCCAAGCTCCTCGACGAACTCTCGCCAATGCTTCGCAACTTTGAACTCGCTGTACATTCCAGGACCAACCGGGCCATTCTTATCATACGTAGGTGTGCCAACGATAGGGCCAATAAGATCCTTCAACGATCTCTCAGGGCGGTCCTTCCGTTCCTTCAATCCAGGATGGTCTACGTACACCTGCCCACCGTCGAACGCATGCACATCACGCTCTAGCTGTGCCTCTTTGTAGAACGCCGATGATCCCTGGCCAGGACTGATCACCCGCGCCCGTGCGATTCCTTCCTCGTTGATGAACTTCATTTCCCCTCCCACGGGATAAGCTGCCCCGCCTGCTCGACGAATGTCATATCAACTGGCTCGTTTGCCTCTACGATTGGCAAGGCCTCGATATTTGACACAATCAGAACGGGTTCTCTCTCTCGCTTGTCGTCGTCTTCGATAGCCTTCCGAAGCACTTCCTTCAGTGAAACAGTCTCAGGCATCTCACCCCTCCTACTTGCCTTTCCTTCCGCCGGCGGGATTGGCGCAACCGCCACGCCCCGTATTACCTTTGCCGCCTCCGCTACCGTTATGCACTGGTGTTCCCTTAGCCATTATTCCTCCTCACTAATTGCATCTGAGCCGCTGTCATATCGTTCTGCCGCTTATCAGCAAGCGTCAATCTGTCTTTGCCCTTGAAGTGCCTGCGAGGATTTCCGCACATAGCGCAACTGCACAGCTTGCGAGTACGAACGAAAAGCTGCTCTGTCTTTGAACCCTCATACAAGAAGCTGAATTCTGCCTCACGGCGATCATATAAACGCGCGAGCACCCTAGCGCGTCGCTTGCCTTCTTGCAGATTCAGATAGTGCATCACGCCTCCCTCGCTACTCTGTACCGCGAACTACACCGACATCCTGGGAATCGCGGCGGGTTCTGATCTCCACTTGAGAAGGATGCGTCCGACTTAATCCAGTTCTCATTCGCGTTCCTCTGGCATCCATCGCTCACGTTGTTGTCGCCAACTGTCGCCCAAGACTTAGCCATGTCGATACCCGCATCCGTAATCTCGTCAACTAGCTCGCGCTGCCCGTGCTCGTAGGCTACGGCGTTCTCATTGATTGCGACCAAGTGCGCCCTAGACTGGATGTGCTCCTGAGGCTTGCCGATGGCGAACTCAGAGAATCGCTTGGAGATCTGCTTGGCAACGGTATCGTAATCCTTACCCTCTTCGATACCCTTGCTCACCATGTTGCGGATAGTCTCTTTGGTCGTATCGTTGACCTCTGACACCGCCTCAGCAGCTCGCTCCTTAGCCCACGCGGTTGCCTTGGGATCATCTAGCGCGAACGCCTTCTGCATTGACAGCTCGTCAGACAGATCATCCCAGCCAGCCTCTACACCATCGCGCAACCCGTCAACTATGAACCGCTCGCCGTCGTTGATCGTTGTCTTGAACGCGCCGTCTAGGATCGAGTCTATGTCGCTTACCGCCGACTCTTGGAAATACTTCTTCAGCGATGGGAGCTTCTTCGCAACAAGCCTACCCTGCCAGCTAAACCACTTGGCGACGTTCTTCTCTAGCCGGTCAACATCTCGCTTCCTTTCCAAAGCAGACACGGCCTCAAGTAGAGAGACCGCGCAACTTGAAACTCTGGCGAGACATCCGGTGCTAGTCAGGGGGCATCATAAGTTCCTTCTCATCAGCTTCCTTGCTTTCCTCGATCTCCTCGATTGTGTCAACGATAATCGTCCATAGCGTCTCGCTTATTCTGACAAATCTCGACCCCTCTGGATCATCTACAGCAGCACCGTCCATCTGGAACTCACGCAAGCACTGACTCAATGACTTGTCTGCAAGCCTACCAAGACTGAAGAAGTAACTAATCATCTGTCGCCTTGTCATTGGATCATTCATCACACACCGCCTCTTCCAGGCTCAATATCCTTGCCGCCATCGAATCCATCTGCTCGCCCATCGACTTCTCAGCCGCCGCGTCCTGTGCCAACTCTTTAGACATCGGACCGAACACCGTCAGCAGAAGGGCGATCTGTCGCGTCTCTTCGCCTATCGCGTCGATACGTTCAATGGCGCTAAGCTTCTCAATGGCGAGATTGCCGAGTCGTTCCTTGAGTGCCTTGGTCTTGGTTGCGAGACTCTGTTGCGCGATCATGAGGCGTCCTTGGTTACTTCGTCAGGTCTGAATACTTCGATTGTAGATCCAGGCCCGTAATGGATCAGATCTCCATCAGGCGTCCTCATTGCAATACCGCGTTGACCACCAACAGGCTCAAATTTTATGATTTCAAACGGTCTAAACTCCACCCCAAAAGCAGATGGTTCATGTATTCTGATCTGGTCGCCAGCCCTCAGCTCAACCTGAATGACTACTGACTCAGCTTCAGATCCTTCTGCACCTTTCATCTCAACGACCTTAATCGGTAGATACATCTCCCGCCTCCTTGCTTTCCTTCATCGCCTCAATGAGCGCAGCCGCAAGCGTGCTAACCGTCTCGCCGCGTTCCACGTTCTGCGTCTCTGACAGCGCCTCAATCGCCTGTTGCAGATCGTTGACCGCGCCAGCTACAGCGACGGCTTCAGGTTCCTCGCCCTCGGGGAACAGCTTCTTCATGACTTCTTCGATGGACGTCTCACCAAGCACCCGCAAGAGTGCCTCAGTCGTGTACTCCGCGTCAAGCGTCCCAGCCAGCGTACTACCGTTGAGAGTCGCCGCCGATACAATGGCTTCAACCTGCTCTTTCTGGTTGTCCTCAACCAACGATGGGAAGTCAACGCTTACTGACGTGTCAATCGGCTTGCCCTTCATATCAGGGTCTTCGTTCTCGGTGTCATCGGCATAGACAAAGTGCTGCTCTTCCCAGGCGTCGTCTTGCCATTCGCCCGTCAGACTCCCTTTAATCTCAGGATCATCGCTCTTGTATCCAACATCCGCCTTCGTCTGAATGACGAACTCGCAGATGTCTTCCCAGATGCTCTCCCATAGGAGCTGCCTAAGTGAGAAGGCCAGCTCTGTAGGTCGGTTAAGAGAGCGTGCGGTCGCCAATGTGCCTACCGAGGCATCGCCATAGAACGTCTCAGGCAAGCCAGTGGCCGCGCAGACCATCAGTAACAACCGCCGCCCGTCTTCCGCCGAAGTCGTAGCACCCGCTGTACGCATCGGCGT